ATCAGGAATAGCCGCAACACTCTCAAAACTACCGTCAGTCGTATGCTCATGCCATGCAATAACACGCTGATCCCTGTCATAAGTCATTGCAGCCATTGCACCTGATTCACGGACACACCAAACAACTGAATCCAATTCCTGCTGATAGTCCATATCAATAATACCATCAGTGGTATTTTCACCTGAAGTGGTAATGTTCTCAGCAAGAATGGTTAAATCAGGAGCAACAAATCCATCAACATCCAAATCAAAAATAAGCTGCCTTAACTTTCTTCCATTCCTTTGTATAAATAAAACAGCCCTTCCGGCTAAGACTGGATCTACAGTATTGCTACCATGATCTGTTTCTCTTGTAATTAACACATTACTTGGTGTAACGGCTGCTCCATTTCCAGACAATCGAAACTCAGCACCAACCGTACCAATCAACATAGACTCAGATGCTTTAAGCCACCTTATAAAATTTACATCATTTGTACCTAAAACATATTCCAAGCCCTCATCAGCTAAACCAGTACCCTGATCCATGTTTTCAAAATCACCGGTCTTACTCGCCCATATCTTTTGAGGACTGTTATTAGATCCACCCCACCATAACCTTTCCTGAAAAAATGTTATGGCACCAGGATTATTATTATTCGCATCAGATCCAGCACCAGCAGAACCGGCAGCAAAATCACTTGGAAAACCTGATCCAGTAAAACTAACAGCAGCAATAGTCCAACTAGTATGGGAACTCCTTGTTATCTTTCTTGGAGCATAAGAAGGGTGAGCTATGTATAGAGTGTCAGCATCTTGAGCAAACTTTAAATCAAACAAGTCAGCCTCAGCATAAGTTGTTGTCACTTCTATTGGCTCACCTGAGGTTGCATCAACTATCTGCCCTTCATCTTTATAAACTCTAAAATAAAGATTTCCGAACTCAAGGATATAAGCTTGAGTAGTAGAGAATTCAAATCGTTTTAAATGTATTTTTTTACTCTCAGCAGCTTTAGCAACAACAGTATCTATAGTATGCGTTGCCCCAGTCTGATGATAAAATCCTATATAGCTGGTGGCACTCTCAGCTACAAAATTTACAGTCCTTGCTCCGACTGTTAAAGTAGTATCAGCTAAAACATTAGTTGCACCAGTGCTGGTACCAACCCTCATAATTACAGAACCAGTTCCAACTGTAACTGTTACTTGATACTGTGCCTTCGCTGTAGTTGTTATTCCCTGCTCCGCCCAACCATAATTAGATGAATTTGTTGAAACTATATTCATCAAATTAGTGCTGTGAGCTATACTGCCAGTACCCACACTCTTATCTGTCCAACTCGTTATATTAGAAGTAAACGCACCATTGGTGACAAGATCGCTGCCGGTAGGAAATAACTTTCCCTCTGCAACATAATTGAAACCATTCCTAGTTTCAACACCTCCATGAGGCAATACAATCCAGTTTTGTATCTGCTTTGCACCAGTATTGTATTTATCTATATCTACCCTGCCCAATAATCTTGGTGATAATTGACCAGATGTAAAATTATTTTGACTATGCCAAATCTTAGGCATTATCTCACTCTATCTTCCGTTAATGAATCAGCTTCAATAGTAATAGGTGTACCCTCATGAGCATCAAGCATCCTGGCTTCTCTTACATGATCTTGATACAATGAGTATATATCCTTCACGGATTTCAAATCCCTAGTTACAGGATAAGAAATCTTGTAAGCCAAGTATAATGCGATAGCCTGAAATAACCCTGGAGATATTGATGATAAATCATTTATCCTACTAATATATCTAATATCAAGAGGCAAATCGTTGCTATATAAAAACCTGCCAACAACCTCATAATCAACGCTAATGCCTTTTACATAAGCATCAAGAACACGCAAACAATAAGGATCATTAGGAAGCTCTGCCTTTTTTAACCACTTCTCGCTGACAATAGGAATTGCAGAAGATGCTGTCAATGCAGCTTCACTTTGTACCGAATTCCACCTTGAATTAACACTTACATAATCTCTGGCAGACTCAAAAAACCTATTACAAAGAGTAGCATTATTTGTTTCCTCAGTTACAGAAGAAATTTCATTAGCTCCAACTAAAAGCAAAGCCTCATTATATAACTGTATTTGAGATTGCGTTCCCATTTAACCCTCTATAAATATAAAGTAAGGGGAGCCGAAGCTCCCCAAACAATACTACGGAACAAGATATTTAACGACCATACCAACATCACCATCAGCAGCAGTAGCGTTAGCAGCGTTAAATGTGATGGCAACATAAAGATCAGATTGAGGATCTTCACTCAATCCACCCCATTGCCAAAATTGCTGATCTAACTTGTCAGCAGTAACAAGAGTGTTTGTCTGAAGATCGAAAACCTCAGTACCCTTATTGTTTGCCCCAAGAATAGCAGCAGTCAATTCACCTTCATCACACAAGCAGTCAATATCAATAACTGCTTCTGCATCAGTTTTAGTCGTACCAATATAGTACGGCTCAGGCCCGTTATAAAGACCAACTTCACCGGTAAGCGTTGGCGAACCGTTAGAGTCGATTTCATCATTCCAGACCTTAATGCTGATAGGAACGCCCCAAGACGGAACCTTAGCAAGCATTAAAACATCACCGTTAGCTACCTCAGCAGCCACTGCGGCAATGTTATCAATGGAACATTTCATATTACCACCTGAAAGGCCGTAATTTTCCTTGTCCCATTGAGTGTTTCTCATAGTGGTGATTCCCTCACCATAAGCGGTACCCATAATAGACCTCCAAATTAGTCAATGTTATTAAGCAGATTCATCACAAGCAACTTCTACAATCTTTGCTTCCTCAATACGAGTAGAACCTAAGCTCATTTGTGCGTAAGGCTGCATTGAATTGTTCTTGTCAGGACGTTTATCAATAGATGTAACAACATCCAACCCAACAGAAACACCCATAGCAGATTTAGCATAAAAGAAAACTTTTCTAATATTTCCAGACTTAGGCAGTCTAGTAGAAGTAACCCATTTGAAGCCCATGAATGTATCTATCTCACCTTTCATAAGCAATCTAATTGAGTTGTAATCACTGCTTGTAACAGTTGAAGAATTTAACATCGCCTCAATTTGGGCTGGCCCAACAACAGCATAACGCTCTTCATCTGGATCAACATCGTTATCAGCCAGAATCTTAGCTGACTGAATCACTTTTCCAAGAGACAAATCAGCAGAACCATGCGCTATTTGGTTATTGGAATCAAAAGCTACGTTTGATGTACTGTCATCAGAAGACACGGATGTGGCATTACCATTATATGCTGTAATGATAATATCATCCATGGTACGACCCATTGCCCAAACACCAGCTTTCATGTATTCAGACGCAGGAGAGGACAACATCTTGATTTCATCAGCACGATCAACTAGATCGGCCCAGTTGTAGTCAGAAAGTGTTACTCTACGCCTAGAATGAGGCGTATCTACAGTTGGGGTATCGGCGTGTCTTGATGTGATAAGTTGTGCAGAAGTTTGTCCAATACGATCAAAATGATCGTACTTACCTACAACATCCATGTGAACTCTAACAGAGTCACGGAGTTTACTACCTTTTTGCTGACTAAGATGTATGAAGTTATCTCTGAACTTCTGAACGAAGGCAGCATTTACTTGACTAGACATTATAACCTCCAAATTAATAGATTGAACATTGTGCGTTCAGGAGGGTTGTCTTGAATCAAGGCCCGTCCATCACCCGCTAAAAAAAAGGGCGAGGGCTTTTCAGTTATCCTCTATTGCTACAGGCTTATTAAGATGGGCAAGTTGTCCTGATGGGCAGAATCCCCATACCTTATCAGGCTTGACAATCGTATCATAAGCTTTACACTTTTCTGTAATAACTCTGAACTTTTTGGTAGAAAATCCTGTCTTAGTTCTTTTATCAGGAACATCCCTTTCTTCCCAAATAGAAGTTGTTACAAAATTAGTGCAATCACCGCATCTAATATTTTCCTTTTCACTTGGCATCAGAGTATCTCATACTATAAAGCTGATTCATATACTCATTAGCCTCTTTATGTTGTGGATCTGCATGATCCCAATAAGCATTATGAAACTTATGCTCTTTATTATTCATTATTTCATTTATTTCAACCGATGCAGTATTCTTATCATGGCCGAAACTAAAAGTCTCCCTGTCTTTACCAACCTTAGACTCAGACAAAAGACTGCCAATCTTAGCAAGATTTTTGATAAGAGTCGGCTCATTTGCTAGCCCCTTACTGTTAATCATTTTTAAAAAATCTTCATCAAATAAATTCTTTGCTGTGCGTCTTGCCAAACCTAACTTACTTTCATACTCTTGTCCAGGCCACTCCTTCTTTAAAATCTCTTCAGACTCAGCTTTTTGAGTAGCCTCACTAACAGTATTGTTTGATATCTCAGCAGATAATTGTTCCGCTTGCCAATCAATTAATTCCTGAACCTGCTTACCATTAAGACCAGCATTAAATGCTCTATCCTTAAAACTCTTTTCAAGATCCTCGTTATAAGGATAATCTTCAGGCATTTCTGGTCTTCTTATATCATACTTATCAGAACTTTCAGGCCTGCCAAGTTTAGTATAAAACGATTCATACTCATCGTCACTCCAATCCTCCTTTGGAAGAGGTATCCTATCAGAGTAACC